GCGGTATCAGGGTAGGGACAGCTTCCGCAATCCCCTGTGCAAGGGTAACAATGATCTGCGCCGCGCCCTCCACCACGGCAGGAAGGCTCTGGATGATGCCGGAAAGAAGCGAGGTCAATATCTGCATCCCGGTATCCACAAACTGCGGCAGCATGGAAACTGCCGTATTCACAAGCCCCGTGATGGCTCCCGCAAAGGCTTCATCCGCACCGTCCACGCCGTTTATCATATCGGTAAAGGCAGAGATGACCTCGGAAATGGCGGGAAGGAACTCCGCCCGCAGGCTGTTCTTCACATTGGAGATGGTCTCCCCAAGCCCCGCAATGGTCTCATCCAGCTGCGCCTGTCCTTCCCTGGATGCCACCAGCGCCTCATTGTTGCGGTAAAACGCGCCGCTTGCCTCGTCATACGCCCCGGAGAGGGTCTCCATGATGAGGCGGTTCCGTTCGCTCTCATCCGAGCAGGCCGCCAGCTTCTCGTTGAATTCGTCCTCGCTGATACCTACCCAGTTTAAGGCGTCTGCCAGGGAGCCCGTGACCTGTCCCACCTTGGCAGTCTCGTTTGCCGACTCGATCATGCCCTCGATGGGGAGGGCGTCGCCGAAAGTGCCGTAAACGCCTGCGGCAATGTTCGTCCACTTGGTGATGTCCTGCTCATTTTCCACAAGCTGCGCCAACAGCTGTGACGCTTCCGTTGCCGTGTCCGTATCGCCCAGGATTTTGTAAAACTCGTTGTAAGATTTCTGCGCCGCCTCGCCGCTGTAGCCGGCCGCCTCAAAGGCGGTGGTCAGCTTGCCCTGGGCTACCCGGTATTCCTCCGTGGCTTCGTCCAGGTTCCAGATGGCGCTGCCAAGCTCCTTGATACCGTTTAATGCCGCCTGGATGCCGGAGGAGATGAGGTTTCCCATCGCCACCGTGGCTACCGAAAGGCCGGAGCCTAATTTATCTGCCCCTTCGGAGGCATCCTCCAGCGAATCGCCAAGATCCTCTGCCACATCCCCAGCGTCTTTCATCCGCTCCCGGTTTTCCCGAAGTTCCCCGGAAAGCCGGGAGATTCGTCCTTCCAGTTCCTTTGCCTCGCCGGAGCCCTTGCCGTACTGCAGCACGGCATTGGAATAGGCACGCTTCATCCCTGCAAGCGCATCCTCCTGCCGGGCGATCTCCTGGGAGAGACGTTCCGTAGCGTCCGCTGCGTTTGTTTCCTCCCGGGAAAGGGCTTCAATGGCGCGCTCATTATCGGAAAGCTCCCGCTCCATGCTGTTTAAGGCGGCTTCTGCGTTATTGAGCTGGATCTGCCAGTTCTGCGTGCGGCGGTCGTTCTCCCCAAAGGAATCTGCGGCGTTCCGGAGGGCGGCCCGCAGGGTTTCCACCTTGTTTTTCTGTGCTTCGATTTCCTTATTCAGCACAGTGTTCCTTGCGGAAAGCGCCTGCACGGACTTATCGTTTTTGTCAAACTGTGAGGACACCAGCTTCATTTCAGAGCCAAGCACCTTGAAGGACTGGTTGATCTCGGACAAGGCCTTTTTAAATTCCTTCTCGCCCTCAATGCCGATCTTCAGACCGAAATTATCCGCCACGGGCTGCACCTCCTTCCTACGTCCTCATGGACTTCATATCCCTCGTTTCCGTGTAAACACGAAAACTCGCTCATTCCGTCATTCGTCCTCTCCCCAAAAAGCCATACGGCTTTCCGGGGACCCCGTTAGATTCCATAGGGGATCACATCATCAATGGTCAGCACCTGCTTCGGCTTTGCGATCCCCATAAACTGCTTATGGCATTCCCAGAGGTCCATAAGCAAGCCGAACGGCATGAGCCAAACCTCATCCTGCGAGAGACTCAGATGGGCCATGCCGTAATACAAAAGCCGGGTAAACAATTCTTCATCGCTTACCCGGCCGCCGTGTTTTTTCCCTCCGGCTCACTTTCCACGTTCCGCTTGGTACCCCGGTACATTGCCTCCATGATGGCGGCCTTGTAATCCGTCAACTCCATCGGGGAGGTGAGAAGCTCCACCTCATCGGCAGTCAGCTCCGGCTTTTTGTCCTCCGGGTGCTTCAGGTTATGGACGAGGATGGGCTGGTTGCAAAGGAGCGTAATAAGCCAGACGATTTCGTCCAGCGCCATTTCAAAATTCTCCGCTTTCATCAGCTTCTCGCCCAGGTTCTCCAAGCCGCCGTAGCGTCCGGCGATCTGCTTTGTGGCGCGTGTAGTCAGAAGCATCTCATATTCCACGCCGCCAATGGTGACCATCGCTGTTCTTTCATCCATGACTCAGACCTCCTTAACCTTCGCCGTCCAGCGATGCCGCAGCAGCGGCCGCATAGGACGGTTCGTAGACTTCCTGGTACCAGTTGGTGATAGTCGATGCGGACACACCGGCGTCCCCCTCGGTGACCTCGGCCTTCCAGGGGTGCTTGCCCTGGCCGTCCACCTTGTTGCGGCGCATGACCGTCCCCTCGATGGTGGGCGTGGAGAACTCGATGCTCTCGCCCTTGGTAGTCAGGTTGGTGGCAGGGATGCCGAACTTCACCTTGTAGAGCCAGAAGTATCGGTACTTGCCGTTTGCTTTCTTTGCACGAACGCCAATGGCGACAGGTGCGCCGCCGTCTTCACTGGCGGAGATGATAACGCCGTTCTGGTCGATCACCGCACCTGTCAGGTCAGACGCCGCAGCTGCGCCGATATCGTCCACGCCAAGGGTGAGGGTGCCGCTCTGGAACTCCTTCACCACCTCCGCAGCGCCATCGTCCGCATACAGCGTCGCCTCCGCAAGCTCCACGGAAAGCTCTGCGGTCATGGCTTTCGCAAGGGATGCCGGGGTGGCGTAGGTCTCATTGCCATCCTCATCCTCCGTGATTTTTGAATAGAAAAGTTTATCAAGGCCAATGGTAGCCATATCTCATTCCTCCAATCTATACAGTTTCGCCACGTCAATGGCGTAGTGGTGGTAGCCGGTATCGTCCTCATGCCCGATATACCGTCTGTCCGTAATGGTAAAATCGGCGGCAAGCAGGGCTTTGGAAAGCTGCTTTTTCCGCTTCAGATAATTGCCCCTGGAGAACAGGGAGAGCCGTGCCTCCTGGGTTTCGTATTCCGGCAGGTTATCCGCATGAAGCTCGTAGGTATCCGCAAGCGGCGTGACTACCACATATTCATACAGCGGCTCATCGGAGAACACGCCGGTTTCCACAGGCAGGCCGACCGTCTCTATCACAGTTTTCAGTTCTGAAAGTAAACTCAAAGGTTCTCCACCTCCTCGTCCAGCTTTGCCTTCATGGCGCTGATACAGGCGTTTTTGGATGCTGATCGGGCGGGCTTCAGAAACGGCTTTGCAGGCTGGCCGCTTTTTCCGTATTCCAGGATGGCGGCAATCTTGGCGTTACTGTCGCCGTCCGAACGAGGCTCAGAAAAGCCAACCTTTATGTAAAAATCCCCCTTCCTGTCCTGCAGGGCGGGAGAAGCGCCAAGGGAGCGTAAAAGCTCCCCGGTGCTTCTGGAGTCATACTTTGTCCCGCTGCCAATGACAGGCTGCAGGTTAGAGCGCACCTTGTCCTCCACGACCTCTGCGCCTGCCTCCAGCACTTTCGGGATAATCTCATCCGTCTTATCCGCCAGCCGGGATACCTTCATCAGAAAGTCCTCCGGCATTTTGATATCCACTTTAGCCACCCGCTTTCACCTCCGTCCCCAGAACCTCCAGATACATCCCTCTGCCTTTGACATCCTCCACAGAAGTGATCTCGAAGGTATGCCCATCACAGAGGATTCGCATATCTGTGGTGATTTCCACACCTGGGATCACACGGAACCGAAAAAGGTCGGTGGCAGTGGAGAAGGACGCCATGTTCGCCCATTTCTCACTGCCATGCCGACCTTCCCGGTATGCCCGTACCTCAGCTACGGTCACATCCGTTTCCGTCTTGAAGCCGTCCTCATCCTGTGTAAACCGTTTCTCTACGATGGAAAGGAAGGTGTTCATCTTGCCAAAGCTCATACTCACACCTTCCAATCCCGGTCGAGCCGTAAGAGAAGGTTGACCGTGTTCCACACCTGCTGCGCCGCATTGGTGTTGTCTGCGAAGAAGCCGCCTGTGGAGCCGTCCCTGGACTCATAGAAATGCGATGCCAGCATGATCACCGCCTGTTCGGTAGTGGCCGGCATCGCATTGTCTGTATAGTGGCCCGCCGGGATATGCTGGTAGCTTTCCGCATAGGAAACAGCGGCGGTGATGTAGCCCTTCAGAAGTTCATCATCCGCCGAATGCTCCAGAATGAGATTGGCTTTTACTTTTGAAAGCAGTTCTTCCATCACCGTCGCCTCCTTTTATTAGCCCGCAGACTTCTGCGCCAGCACCTTGATTGCTTCCGGCAGGATCAGCTTGCCGTCCACGCGCTGGGAAGCAAGGAAACCTACCTGGCCGGTAGCGGCATACAGCTCGTTCAGACGCTTGAAGGAACGTCCCTGTCTGTCTGCGATCCAGTAATAGCTAAAATCACCGAAAGCCACGGTCTTTGCGTCTGCCGCAATGGCAGGCATATACGCAGAGGTGCGTACCGGCTTTCCAAGCAGCAGGTCAGGAGCGCCTGCGGTCAGGGAAGGCTGCCACAGGTACTGTCCCTGGTTGTCCTTCAGCTTGCGAATCGCCTTGATGGTGGAATCGTTCAGCACCCACACAGCGTTTCTGCGGTAAGGGGCTTTCAGGGAGTAGAACAGGTCAATCAGCTCATCGGCAGTGATAGCTGTGGCAGATGACGCAGTCACCCCGGTTTCCGCTCCGCCCGTGGCGGCAAGGATACCCAGCGGCTTGCCGGAGCCGTCCCCGGTAAAGAACGCTTCCTCCTCCTTAGCGCCGATGCGGCGGGCAAACTCACGGGAGATGTAGCTCTCCATGTCAAAGACGCTGTCGTTCAAA